TCGCCGCGCACCTCCGCCGGTGCGCCGACGTCGCCGCGCCGGATTGCTATGCCGTCGTGTGGTGTACGTGGCCGCTAATTAATCAATGGATGGCCGCGGACGTCGGGCGATGGGAATACCTCACCGGGGGGAGCTGGCACAAAACTGGAGGGCGACCCGGGATCGGCTATCATTGGCGCGGCAACTCGGAGCCGATCCTCGTGTACCGGATCGGGCGGCCGCGGCCGATCGGGTCGGAGGTCGTGAGCAACGCGATCACCTCGCCGCGCGCGGAGCACAGCGCAAAACCGATCGGCCACCTCGCCCGGATCCTCCGGTCGTGGTGCAGGCCAGGGCTACCGGTCCTCGATCTATACGCCGGCCTCGCGACCGCCGCGTCCGCGTGTCAGATCGCCGGCCTCGACTACGTCGGGAGCGAGCCCGATCCGGGCCGGTATGCCGCCGCGCGCGACCGGCTATCGCAGGCGTGGATCCCCTTCGAGCGTTAGATCGCAAAAGGCCGACGGGGAGGAACCCGCCGGCCTAGCCAACCAACCGAGAGACGACACACACACACAACACAGGAGGCGATCCCGTGGGATCTCCCGATGCCTATCACGCCCCGATCTCGCCCGCAATCGGGCGGCTCTCCACCGCGATCGAGGCCCTCGAGGGGACCGACGATCCATCCGTCCGCCGCTCGACGTGGGCGGCCTACGCCCGGCACGTCGACGGCGACCTCGACGACCTCGCGCGCCACCTCCCGACGGTCCGGGGGCTCGCTCTCCGGCTCCGGGAGATCGGGACGCCCGGGGAGGGGTGGTCGGCGCGCGCGTCGTCGCTCCTCGCCGCGGTCCGCGCACAGGTCACCGCGGCCGGCCGGCTCCGCGTCGTGGCTCCGGGGGAGTCCGTCGAGGCCGACGATCTCGCCGACGTGGTCCCGGCGGAGGTCGACCTCCCGGCCGGCTACTCCCTCCCGACCGGGTACGTCCTCGCTGGCTCCGGCGTGTGGCGCACATCGGGCGAGGAGGGCGAGGGGGCGGAGCGGATCGCCGTCCGGCCGATCCTCGTCGTCGGGCGGCTCCGCGACGCGGAGACCGGGGCTTATCACCTCGAGGTCGCGTTCGACGCCGGCGGCCGGTGGGCGCGCCGCGTGATCCCGCGCGACGTCGCCGCGGACGCCCGACGGATCGTCCCGCTCGCGATCGACGGCCTCCCCGTCGACTCGACGACGTCCGGCCGGCTCGTCGCGTACCTCTCCGCCGCGGAGGCCCACCTCGTCGACGTCGTCCCGGAGGTGGTCGCGGCCTCATCTCTCGGGTGGGTCCCCGGGACCCGTCGATTCCTATGGGGGGCGACCGGGATCGGCGAGGGGCCGGAGGTCAGCCTCGTCACGGCGAGCGGGACGGAGGCGCACGTCGCCGGATTCCGGCGCGCGGGGGAGCTGGCGCGGTGGGTCGCGCTGCTCGAGGCGTGCAGGCCGTACCCTCGGATCGTGCTCGCCGTGTACGCCGCCGCGTCGACGTGCCTCCTCGGGATCGTCCCGGACGCGCCCGGGTACGTCGTCGATTGGAGCGGCGAGACCTCCGCCGGAAAAACGACCGCGCTCCTCCTCGGTGCGTCGGTGTGGGGGAGGCCGGCCGATCTCGTGCAGACGTGGGACACGACGCGGACCGGCGTCGAGCGGCTCGCCGCGCTCTATCGACACCTCCCGACGATCCTCGACGACACCAAACAGGCCCGCGATCCGGAGGCGGTCTCGGGGGTCGTCTATCAGATCACGGGGACCCGGGGCCGGCTCCGCGCGTCCGTCGACGGCCTCCGGGCGACGCCCGCGCTCCGGACCGTGCTCCTATCGACGGGGGAGGCTCCGGTCACGTCCGCGACGCAGGACGCCGGAGCGCGCGCCCGGGTGCTCTCGATCCGGGGATCGACGTTCGGCGTCGTCTCCGCGGACGCGCGCCGGGTGGCGGAGCGGGTCGCGATCGAGGTCCTCGAGCATCACGGCCACCTAGGACCGGAGCTCGTCGCGTGGCTCGCTCGGAGGCCGCCCGCGGGCCTCGTCGAGCGGTGGCGCGCATACCGGGGCGACGTCGAGCTCGACGCGTCGGGGGCAGCGGGGCGCGCGTCCGCATACCTCGCGACGCTCCGCCTGGTGGCGCACGTGATCGAGGCCGCGATCGGATGGCGCGTCGACGAGGCCGCGCTCGCGGAGGCCCGGCGGTGGGCGGGGGTGTCGATCCTCGACGCCGATCGGCCGCTCGCCGCGCTCGTCGACGTCCTCGACTGGATCGACGCGAATCCGGGGCAAGTCGCGCGCGGGTCTTCCGCGGAGCTCCGGGAGCTCCTCGCATACGCACCCGGAGGGGAGTCCGGAGCACCGACGCGACTCGGGATCGCGTGGGCGAGGGTCGCCGATCGGCTCTCGCGGGCCGGATACGATCCGGCGCAGCTCCGCCGACAGTGGACCGATCGCGGGTGGATCACGTCGGCGCGGTGGCAGCCTCGGATCGGGGGCCTACAGGTCTCCCTCGTCGAGGTCTCCGCGGCCGGCCTCGAGGCGGCGGAGGCCGCGCGGGGCTGACACAGGACCACCGCCGGAGGCGTGTCGGTGACACAGGGCGGATCGTGGGCGGGCAACCTCACGATCCGCCGTTTTCGTCCGGGGCTGACACAGACCGAAGATCGGGCAGTGTGTCACCAAAAGCGAGATACAACGCGGAGGACTGCACCGTGACACATGACACACCGGAAAATAGGACTATAGGGGCCGCGGTGGCGTACTACCCGTGGGAGGGTACGCCACCGGGATCCGCTTTGGGGTTGTTTTCGGTGTCGCGTGTGTCAGTCGGAAAGAACGCAGGATCTAACTATATGATGATGACACACTATCAAATCTTCAAGTGTGTCACCCGTGGTAGAAGCTCGGTTTTCGTGACACACTCCGATCGGGGGTCGTGTGTCACCGCGACGGGTTACGTCCTCGCCCGGAGGTGGTCGGATGCGCGGACCGTGGGCGGACCTCGTCGATCGGCTCGGTCGGGAATGGACGATCGTCCGTCTCGATCCGGCCGGCTCGCAGCTCACCGCGCGCCGGTCCGGGATCGTCGTCGGGGCGTATCGGCTCGCGACCGTGTCGGCGATCCTCGTGTACGTCGACCGACCGGGCGAGCCGTCGACGGAGCTCCGTCGGGAATACGGGGCGACGCCGGCGGAGGTCCTCGAGCGCGTCGGGCTCGGTGGCCCGGTGGACTCGACGGAGTGGATCCGGGGTATACTTAGGACGTGGACGTCGCGCGCTGGCGCGTGGCAATAGGGGGGATCGTGCGGGTGGTCGCGGTGGATCCGGGGCGAGACGCCGGAGGGTGGGCCGTCGTCGAGGCGGAGGGCGAGCGGCTCGTCGAGCTCGGGACGTGGCAGCGGCGCGCCCGTCGAGGCCGTGACGCGTGGACCGTCCGGATCCGGACCGTCGGATGCGACGGCGAGGCCGGCGAGGACTCCTCGATCGCGTACACGCTCGGACAGGTCGTCGCCCGCGCCGCGCTCCTCGCCGGCGACTCCGTGGCGGTGGTCGAGGCGGTCGCGCTCCGGAGAGGCAAGGGATCGCCGGTGACGCTCGCGGAGGCGGCCGGGGCAGCCGTGGCGACGCTCGAGCTCGCCGGCGCGACGGAGGTCCTACGACCGACGCCGGACGCGTGGCGGACAGTCTACATGGGACGGAGACTCGTCGCCCTCCGCCGGGAGGAGGCCAAGCGGATCGCGCTGGCGTGGGGGACAGGACGGCCGATCGTCGGGCTCCGGTCCGCGCCGGCGATCCCTCCCGCGTGGGCGTCGCGCGAGCTCGACGGGTGGCCCGATCACGCCCTCGAGGCGGCCGCGATGGCGACGTGGGCCGCTCGCGCCCGCGACAAGATCGCGCAAGGGGGCGGCGATGGGTGAGCTCCACGACCGGCACCGACTAGCCGCGGAGATGCTAGCATCCGGCGCGACGACGAGCGAGATCTCGAACGCAATCAACTGCGATCCCGCGACCGTGTGGCGGTGGCAACAGCGGCCGGAGTTCATCGCGCTGGTCGACGCGTCTCGATCCCGATTCCTCGATCAACTCCGATCGGAGCTCCGCCGTGGGGCTCGTGCCGCGATCGGCGCGCTCGTCGAGATCGCCGGGGACGGAACCGCGCCACCGGCCGCGCGGGTGTCGGCGAGCTCCGCGATCCTCGATCGCATCGGGATCCCGCGCCGCGCGGAGGTCGAGGCGTCCGTCGAGTCGACGACGGAGATCCGCGTCGACCTCACCGGGGCGACCGTCGAGCAGCTCGTCGCGCTCGCCGGCGGGGGCGACGACGAGGGGACCCGGTGACGTTGGTCCACGTCCGGCCGGGGGAGATCGACGATCCCGCGATCCGCGACGCCGTCCGCGCGGCCGCTCGCCGGGAGCTCGCACGCCGCGACCTCGCCGCGTGGTGCGATTACGGTCCGCCGGCCGACGGGGTGACGGTCCGGCTCCGGCGGTGGCAACGGCGATTGGCCGCGGAGCTGCAACGCGTGTCGGAGGCCGCCGCGCGCGGGGAGTCGCCGCGGCTCATCGTCGAGGCTCCCCCGCAACACGGGAAAAGCCTCGTGGTGTCGCAGCGGTGGCCCGTGTGGCACCTCGCAACCTACGCCGGATCGGTCGCCGTGTGCAGCTACGCCGACTCCCTCGCGACGGAGCTCTCCCGCCGCGCTCGCGAGCAGGCCCGATCGGAGGAGGCCGTCGGGGTGTGGCCGCACCTCCGGATCGAGCGTCAAGTCGCCGCCGCGGGTGGGTACGCGCGCAACGACACGGACCGCCTCGACGATTGGGCGTGTGGGTCCGGCCGTTACCTCGCGCGGGGCGTGGGGCAGGGGCTTACGGGGAGGACGGTCTCGCTTATCGTGATCGACGACCCGATCAAGGATTGGGCGCAGGCAAGCAGCAAGGCGGAGCGAGATGCCGTGTGGAGCTGGTATCGCTCCGTCGTGATGACGCGCGCGCTCGCGAACGGAGCCGGGATCGTCCTCATGCACACGAGATGGCACGTCGACGACCTCGTCGGGCGGGTCCTCGAGCTCGAGCGGCAGGGGGGCGAGCGGTGGACCCGGCTCCGGTTCCCGGGGCTCGCGGAGGCCGGCGACGCGATGGGTCGCGCGCCGGGTGAGGCCCTCGATCCGTCGCGCATGACGGAGGCCGATCATGCACAGGCGCGGATCACGCTCGGACCTCGTCAATATGCCGCGCTCTATGGGCAGGACCCATCGCCCGACTCCGGCGGGATCATCCTCCGGGAGTGGACCTCGCGCCGGTACGTCGATCCGCCGCTCGCCGTCCGCCGCGCGTGCGACCTCGTGATCGCATCCCTCGACGCCGCGTCGACGGCCGGGGGAGGGGACTACTCCGTGATCCAAGTATGGGGCGTCCGCGGACCGACGCGCTATCTGCTGCATCAATGGCGCGACCGCGTCGGATACCCGGAGCTACGCGCCGCGCTCCGCGACGTCGTCGCGACGTGGCGACCGTCCGCGATCGTCGTCGAGGACGCGTCGTCGGGGCGGCCGCTCGTGCAGGACCTCCGCCGGGAGATCCCCGGGATCGTCCCGCGACCGGCGATCGGGAGCAAGGCCGCGCGGCTCGTCGCCGTCTCCGGCGTGTGGTCCTCCGGGCACGTCGAGCTGCCCGCCGGCGAGCCGTGGGTCGGCGAGCTCGTCGAGGAGCTGGTCGGGTTCCCGGCAAGCCATGACGATCAAGTCGACGCGATGTCTCACGCCCTCGGATGGATCGCGGAGCGTGACGCCGGGGCCGCTGGCGTGGTACGTCGATCGGCACTAGCCGCCCTCGGAGCGTGACCCGTGGCCCGTCCCTCTCTCCTCTCCCGTCTCGCCGCGGCTCTCGCGCCGCCGCCTCTCGACGTGCTCCCTCCGGCGGTGGATGCTCCGCCTCCGACCCGTCGGGACTCGATCGCGACGGCCGACCTAGGACTCGGGATCGCCGGCCGCGACAAGCGGATCGGGGCTCGCCCGATCCCTCCCGCGTGGCTCTCCGACGGCGAGCTCGCAGCCGTGTACGCCGCCGGTGGGATCGGCCGGCGAATCGTGCAGGCCCCGGCGATCGACGCCGTCCGATCGGGGTGGCGCGTCGACACGGTCGACGATCGCGACGTCGCGCACGAGCTGGACGCCCGCCTCGAGCTCGCGGAGCGGCTCGCGTATGGGTATGCGATGGCCCGCCTCTACGGGGGTGCGCTCCTTCTCCTCGTGACTGACGACGACGCCGATCTCGAGGCTCCCCTCGCGCCCGGTGCTCGCGAGGTCCGCGCCGTTCACGTCGTGACCGGGCCGGAGATCCGGCCGGTGGCGTGGGAGACCGATCCGGCGTCTCCGCGGTGGCTCCTCCCGTCGGTGTGGCTCGTGTCGCCGATCCGGCCGGGTGTGTCCGCGCCGTCGATCCGGGTGCACGCATCGCGCGCGATCTACCTCCCCGGGCTCTCCCTCTCTCCGACGCAGGACGCGCCGCGGCTCGGTCTCGATCTCTCCGCCGTGGATGCGTACTGGCCCGCGCTCCGCGATCTCGAGCTCGCGCAAGCGTCCGCGACGGTCCTGGGGGTCGAGCTCTCGACGCCGTGGCTCCGGATCGGGTCCGGGAAAACCGCCCTCGCCGGGGCCGACGCCGACGCGGTCCGGGACGCGCTCGCGCTGTTTCAGCGATCCCGATCCGTGCTCGGTCTCTCGGTCCTCTCCGGCGACGACGAGCTCGGACGCGACAACGCGTCGTTGTCGGGCGTGCGAGACCTCCTCGTCGCCGGGTACGAGCGGATCGCGAGCGTCGAGGGGATCCCGCTTACCGTGCTCATCGGACAGCCTCCCGCCGGCCTCTCCACCGACGACAAGTCCGGCCGGGAGACCTACCACCGGACGATCTCGGGGATCCGGGTCGACGTCCTCTCCCCCGCCCTCCGCGCGATCTACGACGTGGCCCTCGGACCGGACCCGGACCGCGCGATCGTGTGGACGCCCCTCGACGCGCCGACCGCGCTCGAGGTGGCGCAGATCGACGCCGCGCTCGCCAGCCGCGACGCGACCCTCGTCACGGCCGGGATCATCACCGCGGAGGAGGCCCGCGCCCGGTACGCCGGCGCGGAGGTGGTCCCCTATCCAGTCCTCGACGCCGTCGTCGACGAGGCCGTCGAGCCGTCGGAGGAGGACGTCGCCGCCGCGCTCGCGATGGCCGACGCGGACCGCGCGGACGCCGATCCCACCGCCGCGGACCGCGATCGGGAATACCGGATCCCTCGGGGAGTTCAACAGGCCGCGGAGCAGGCTCTACGGTGGCGCGACGAGCGGGGAACCGTCGTCGACGGAGGCACCGACGCGGGATGGCGTCGCGCTCGACAGCTCGCCGCCGGAGGCCGCATCCGGGGACAGGAGGTCATCGAGATCGCCGCGTGGTGGGCGCGTCACGAGGAGGACGCGTCGTCGGTGTCGCTGGAGCACGTCGGCGAGCCGTGGCGGGATCGCGGATACGTGTCCGGACTCCTATGGGGCGGAGTCCCCGGTCGCGATTGGGCGACCCGGATCCGCGCCGGGTTCGGCGATGACGCCGGCGAGGGCTGATCCGTGCCGGTCCGCCGTGTGATCGTCGACGGACGTCCCGCGTACCGGTGGGGCGACCGCGGCAAGGCATACCGGTACACGCCCGGCGACGAGGTCTCGCGCGCCAGGGCTTACGCCCTCGCCGCGGCGCAGGGGTCCGCGGCTCGCGCCGCCGGGTATCGCGAGGACGCCGTCGATCGACGAGCTCCCCGTCGACCCTCCGCGCGTGACCTCGAGCGGCTACATACGGACTGGACCCGGAGGTGGGCGGCCGGGTACGAGCGCGCGATCCGCGCCGCCGTCGAGGCGTGGCGACGGTCTCGCCCGGCTCGCCCTCCCGACGAGCTCCGGATCGACGCCCTCGACGACGACGACGAGGAGGAGATCCTCGACGAGGCCGCCGCGGCGGAGCTGGCGTACTGGACGCGCCGCGCGCTCCGCGCGGAGGAGGAGCGCGCCCGGTCGATCCGTCCGCCGTCGCTCGCCGCGCTCGCCGCGATCGGTGCTCGGTCGCTCCGGATCGCCGCGGAGGGGCAGCGGACACGGCTCCGGGAGGACGATCCGGAGCGGTGGGCGGAGATGATCCGCCGTGCTCGCGGACGGAGCGGGATCGACCTCGAGCGCGTCGACATCAAGTCCTCGCCGGAATTCGCCGCCATCGTCGAGCGGTGGCAGCAGGCCAACGTCGATCTAATCGTCCGGATCCCGGCGGAGCAGATCGCCAGGGATGGCGTGTGGATCTCGGAACACGTCCGCGCCGGGGCGCACGTGCGACACTTGACGGAGCAGCTCGCCGCGCGCCACCAAATCGGGATCCGTCATGCCCGCGTGATCGCGAGGGATCAAACCAACAAACTAAGCGGCAACGTATCGCAGGCGATGCAGGCCGCGGCCGGGGTCTACAGGTACACGTGGCGCACGGTCGGCGACGAGCGGGTCCGCGGCAACCCGACGGGCCTATACCCGGACGCGCTCCCGTCTCACTGGGAGCTCGATGGGCAAGTATTCGCGTGGGACTCTCCTCCGGAGGTGGGTCCGTACTTCCGGCGCGGTCACCCGGGGAGCGCGATCCAATGCCGATGCTACGCGGAGCCGATCTTCGACCCTTGACGATCGGCCGTCCGGTGTGGTAGCGCGATCCTATGGTGCACTTTCAGATCCCCCGCCTCCGCGCGGACCGCTACGACCTCGCCGCTCCCGTCGTCCTCGACACGGGCGCGCGCCGCGTCGAGGCCGTGATCGCCCGGGTCGGGGTCCTCGCGTACCCGTGGGGTCGGGAATACGTACCCGCGTCGACGCTGGCCGATCCCGCGTGGCTCGCGTCCCTCGCCGGGGTCCCGCTCCTCTATGCCCGCGACGGGCACCCGGATCGCCCGTGGACGATCGAGGACTCGGCCGGCGCGGAGCGGGTCGGGGTGGTCCTCTCCGCGCGCTACGACTCCGCCTCGCAGGCCGTCGTCGCGGAGGTGGTGGTCGACACTCCGGAGGGCGTCGAGCTCCTCGCCCGTGGGGTGCGCGGGGTCTCGCCGTGGTACTCAGCGGAGACCGACGTCGCGCCCGGCGTGACGTCGACCGGTGAGGCTTACGATCTCACTCAGACGCGGCGCACGGCCGCTAATCACGTCGTCCTCACGAGCTCGCCCCGGGGTGGTCCCGGCGTCGAGGTCCGCGCGGACGCCACCGATCAACAGGAGTCCACGATGGACGAAAACGAGAAGCCTCCGGAGGTCCCGGAGGTCGAGGTCGAGGTCGAAGCGGAGGCCCCGGAGGCCCCGGAGGGCGCGGCCGCCGCGCTCGTCGCCGCTCTCCTCGAGGCCCTCGCGCCTCAACACGCCGCGATGTTGGAACGCATGGACGGGATGATGCAGCGTCTCGACGCGATGGGTCCCCCGGCCGATCCGGCGGAGGAGGTCCGCGCCGACTCTCGCGCCGTCCGTCTCGCGTGGCGCGAGGTCGAGGCCGCCGCCCGCGTGGTGGGCGTCGAGCTCGCCGACGATCTCACGCTGACGGCCGCTCGCCGCGCCGTCGCCGCCGGCCTGGGTGTCGAGCGCGCCGACGCCCTCACCGGCCCGGAGCTCTCCGCGACCCTCCGCGCCGCGCGCGTGGTGCTCGCGTCTCCCCGGCGTGATGCGTGGTCCCGCGTCGCAGCCGACACCCGCGCGGACGCCCGTCCGCCGGTCCCCTCTCTCGATCACCTCGTGTGATAGGTAGGCCCTAGATGCTCGCTTTTCTCGATGTCGCTAACTCGCAGGCCGTCGGATCGATCGGTAAGATCGTCAACGGCAATCCGATGGCCCGCGCCGTCGTCGGTGCGGTCCCCTCCGACGAGGGTCTCGCCGACGTGTGGACGCTCGCCGCCACCTCCCCGGCCAACTCCTCCGCGTACTCGATCCGCGTCGAGGCCGCCGGCCTCGAGGCGTTCGATCTCAGCTTCACGACGGACGGTAGCGCGACCGCCGGCGAGCTCGAGGCCGGTCTCGCCGCCGCGTGGAACGCTGACCCGATCGCATCGGGCCTCGCCGTCGCCGTCGCCGGTTCGGACCTCGTGATCACCGGTCGCGGCAAGGGTGCCGCCTACGCGTTCACGGTCTCGATCGTGCTCAACCCGTCGAGCGCGCTCGCGCTGACTCACACTCAGACCGCCGCGGACGCGACCGCGATCCAGCTCGGTCGGTTCGTCGCTCTCAGCGCATCGAACAAGTACGGCCCCGCCGCCGGCTACCCGTCGGTCCCTGCCGCCGCGACCGCGATCGTTACGATCGGGCACAACGCGACGACGGACTACCTCGCCGGGATCTTGGTCAACGGTCCCGCCGGTGCGTCGCTCTACTCCGCGACGTGGAGCAGCGGCGCGAACGCCGCCGCCACCGCTAGCAACGCCGTGACCGCGTTCAACGCCGCTCTCTCCGGCGTCGCGACCGCGGCGACCGGCGTCGTCGGTTCCACGATCACGCTGACCCTGTCCTTCCGCCCCGGTTTCGCCGCCGGCTCGTGGTCCGCGCTCGAGATCGTCTCGGGCTCCGGTACGCTGACGGCCGGCGCAATCGCGGCCGCCGGTCTCCTCGCGGAGCTGGGCGTCGCGATCGACCCGGGCGACCTCTCCCCGGAGACCATCGGAGGATCGGCTGACGCCCTCCGCGCCGGCTCCGTGATCTCGGTGCTCCGCGCCGGGTCGGGGCAGTCGGTGGTGGTCGCGGATCCGGGTGCGTCGATCACGATGGGCGCGCCCGTCTACGTCGAGACCTCCGGCGCGAACGCTGGTCGCCCCTACACCTCGGGGAGCGCGACCCGCGTCCTCCATCCCTCCGCCCGGTGGCTCCGTAGCCTCGGGGCCTCCCTCGCGATCGTGGAGATCTGAACATGTCGCACCGTTACGTCAACGTCCCGGGCTCGCTCCCGGGAGACCTCGTCGCCGGGATCTCCGGTGACTCGATCACCCGCACGATCGAGGCTCGTCTCCGCGACGAGTCCACCCGCGCGGACGCCGCTAAGGCACCGGACGCCGCCGCCCTCGTCGCGACGAGCTGGGCACGGGAGCGCGCCGATTCGATCGCCCGCGACACCCGCGGCAACGCCGACGCGATCCGCGCTCGGATCCTGCAGGCCCACCGCCGGGATTCGACCGCCGGCCGCCGCGCCGACGCCGCGTCCTACTACGCGTTGGACCTCGCAGCGAACCTCCCTGGCTCGCCGATCGTGCGTCCCCGCGCCGACCTCTCCGATCTCCTCGTCGGGATCCCGACGCGCAACGTCGCCGCCGGTGCGGCTACGTGGCGTCGCCGGTTCGTCTCGCACGAGGGCGCGGCCGCCGTCTACCGTCCGGGCTCGACGCAACCGCCGATGGCCTCGATCTCCCGCGACGAGGGCCAGGGCGAGATCGTGACCTACTGGACGTGCGTCGTCGACGAGTGGCTCGAGCAGCTCCACGACGGATTCGCCGGCCTTGATAACGCCGCGGAGCGCGCCGCCGCCGCTACCCGTGCTCTCGAGGAGCTCGCCCACACGGCGATCCTCTCCGGCGTCCCCGGTGTCGGGATCGCGTCGCTGCAGGATCTGCCGATGTCGCGCCGCGCCTCGTCGATCGTGTACGGCACCGCCGCCGCGGACGACGCCCTCGAGGACTTCGCCTCGCACCTCGACGCCGCCGTCGAGGCCGCTAAGGGCACGAGCCGTCCGGACTCGGTCGTGATCTCCGAGCGCATCCTCAACCGCCTCCACCGTTACACCAATTTTGCGTTCGGTGGCACGGCCTACGCGTCGAAGATCGTCTCGGATCTGTTCGTCGAGAAGGGGATTACCAAGGTCGTCCCCGGTTTCTCGCTGCAAAACTTCGGCGGGACCAACGTCGACGCCATGATCGCGTTCTCGAGCTCGGAGACCTCCGGCCTGGCGAACGTCCTCGCGATGCGTCCGGCTCCGGTCCGCACCGTCGAGACGATCGGCGGTCGCGCTACCGTGTACGCGATGCGGCATGGCGGTTTGGAGCTCCCGATCGCGACCTCCGCCCTCCTCGTCGAGATCGAGGTCGCGCCTTGATCGCCGCGCGCAACCTGACCCGGTCGCCGATCGCGTTCCTCGGGACGCGGCCGGCGAGCAAGGCCGGCGCGACGGCTCCCCGTGGCGCGGCTCCCTCGTGGGAGCTGCCCGCGGAGGGCGAGGTCGCGGAGGTCCCCGCGTGGGTCCGGGCTCTCCCGGCGTGGCTCCGTCACGTCGAGCGCGGCGCGATCCGCGACTACGCTCGGGGCGTGTGACGTGGCGATCGCGTCGGTGCGCGTGCTAGTCCGGGACTACGCTCCGGAGCTCGCAACCGTGACCGACGCGGCGATCGATCTCCGGTGCGACGTGGCGGAGGGCCTCACCTCCGCGCGTGTGTTCGGACCGTACTACACGATCGCCCTTGCCTACCTCACGGCTCACCTACTTACGATCGACCTCCGCGCAAGCGGTGGCCCATCCGGCGGTGGGGGCGGCTCCGCCGGGGTCGGTCCCGTCACCGCGGAGCGTGTCGGCGACCTCTCGACGTCCTACGGGTCGATCGGGTGGACGCCGCGATCCGCCGCGGAGGCGGACCTCACCGCGACGTCCTATGGTCTCCGGTGGCTCGCGCTCCGCGACACCCGCGCCGGGGTCCTCCCCGTCGTCGTGATCTGACGATGCCGCCCTCGAGTCGACAGGTCGCGCCGACTCCGTCCCCGGCCGACGTCGCTCGGATCGTGGCCCGCCTCGACGCGATGGTCCGCGACATCGTCGACGTCAAGATCCGCGCCGGGTTCGTCGGGCTTCCCGGCGACCGCTACAACACGGGCGAGACCGTCGCGGAGATCGCCGCGTCGCATGAATTCGGGATCGGTGTCCCGCAGCGTCCGTTTATGTCGCGCGCGATCAGCGGGGCGGCGCGTGGCGAGGTGGTCCGGCTCGTGACCGCGGACGCTCGCCGCTACGTGCAGGGGCAGATCCCCGCGTCGCGCGTGGTCCGTCGCGCCGGGGTCGCCCTCGTCTCGGCGATCAAGGGCGAGATCAACGCGAACATCCCTCCGCCCAACTCCCCGGAGACGATCGCAGCCAAGCGGAGCTCGCAAACGCTGATCGATACGGGCGTCATGCTCAACGCCGTCCGCGCCGCCGTCGACGTCCCTGGACACCCGCCGGAGGTGGTCGGATGAGACTCCTGGGTGCGACCTCCGTCGTCCGTCTCCGCGCGTCCCCTCAGACGATCGGGGCGGACGGACGTCCCTCGATCTCGAGGACCTCGACGACGATCGTCGCGTCGGTGCAACCTCCGGGCGACAACGAGCTCGAAAACCTCGCCCTCGGTCGGCGCGTCGAGGCCTCGATCAAGCTCTACAGCTTCTCGGACCTCACCGCCGGATCGACCACCGCCGGAATCGAGCCGGACCGCATCACGTGGGACGGCCGGACGTGGCAAGTCGAGTCCGCGTCGACGTGGCCTCCGATCGGGTGCTATCCACGACACTACCGCGCGATCGCGGTCCTCCTCGGGGAGATCGCACCATGACGACGCGCGAGCAGACGATCCAAGCCCTCCGCGGTGCGATCAAGTCGATCACCGGGTGGCCCGACGCGCGCGTCGTCGTCGTCGACGCCGGACAGATGCGGGGCGCGCTCTCCTACGTCGCCGTGCAGCTCATCGCCGACGTCCCCGTCGACCTCCCCGACCCGATCGAGGCCGCGGGACCGGCGTCGACGTGGACCGTCGCCGCGTCGGAGCTCCGGCGCGTCGCCCTCACCGTGTCGGGCTACGGGGCCGGGACCGACGAGGTCCTCCGGGCGGTGGGCGCGCGCCTCACGATGCCGGGACCGATCGCCGCGGCCGCATCAGCCGCTGGCCTCGAGGTGGTCCGCGCCTCCGACGTCGTCGACGTCTCGGAGCTCGTCGCGTCCGCCCGGGAACCTCGATACCGGATCACCCTCGACGGCTACGTCCGCGCGACGTATGCCGCCCTAACCGTCGACACCGTGGCTCAGGCCGTGGTACAGATCGACCTAACCGACGCGGCCGGCGACACCGTCGCGACCGTCGACATCACAATCCCGGAGCCTTAATCATGGCCGCTGGTATCCTCTCCACGGGCGCGCTCGCCCTCACGATCACGATCGATCCGCTACCCTCCGGCGTGCAGGGGATCGGACCGATGATCTACCTCGATCCCTCGTCGTCGCTCGACGGCGACCGGGTTCGGACTTACACCTCCGTCGCCGGCGCGGCCGCCGACAACGTCGCCGGGTTCCTCTCGTCGGACGCCCTCGACGCCGTGACGATCGCGTTCGGTCAGTCGCCGCGGCCGGCCTCGGTGCTCGTCGGGCGAAAGGCGGGCGGCGAGGATTGGGACGACGCCGCGATCGCGTGTGCCGCGGTGGCGTCGTTCACGTTCGTCTGTATGTCCTCGAGGACGATCGCGGACGCGATGACGCTCGCGACGTGGGCGGACACGCTCCTCGACAAGATCGTCGTATTCCAAAACGGCGATTCGTCGTGGTTGAACTCCGGCGTTCCCGCTGGATTCACGGCCCATCCGTCCCTCGCGGTGGTCTACCATCCGACCTCGACGGAGCACGCCGCGGAGGCTTACGCCGCGATCCTCTCCGCCGTCGACGCCGACGTCGTCGCGCCGGCCGGGTGGGGCACGATCACCGGGATCGACACCTACGATCTCACCGCATCGCAGGCGACCGCGCTCGCGGGCAACTTCGCGAACGGCCTCCTTCCCCTCCGCGACAACGGCTCGGACCGCAACATCCATCACGGCTACGCCTCGACGGGCGAGCGCGTCTCCGCCGTGATCACCCGCGCATGGACCGGGATCAAGATCGAGGCCGCGGTCGCCGCGCTATTCGCGACCTACTACTCGAGCGGCCGCCGGCTCCCCCTCGACGCCCGGGGTGAGGCCGCGATCACCTCGATCCTATCGGCGATCGGCGCGCAAGGTCTCTCCGCGGGTCACTACACGACGCGCGCCGACCTCCCCGACGGGTACGCGTTCACGACCTCGATCGACGCCGGGACTTTGACGATCTCGGTTAGCGGTCAATACGGGCTCCTCGACAAGGTCGAGGCGTTCTCGATCGCCCTCAACCTAACCCGCGCCGCGTGAGGTCCTAATGCCCGCGATCCCCGCTACTCACTCCGTCACCGGCGACGTCCTCGCGCTCGCCGGGATCATCGTCCCGCCGTCCGGCTCCGGCGACTTCGTGTCGTACACCTTCCCGGACTCGATCTCCGCCTACGTCGGCAACGACGGACAGTCGGTCCGCGCGATCTCGCCCGACGACTCCGCCACGGTCACGATCACCGTCGGGGCCTACTCGGTCGCGCACAAGCGACTCGCGGAGCTCTACCGCCAGCAACGCGCGGCCGGGGCGGCCTTCCAAGGCGTTCCCTATCTGCACACGAGGACCAATGGCTCGACGGTCGCGTCGCCCTCCGCGTGGATCCAATCCGCGCCGTCGGACGGCTCCGCCCGTGACGCGGCCGATCTGACGTGGACGCTCCACCTCGCCAGCGTGACGCGCGACTACGCCGCCGCGGTGGTCGGGTGAGTCGCGGGGGGCTCCTCAGTTGGGAGGCCGGCGGGGTGACCTACGTCGCGCCGCGTCTCCCGACCTCCGACGCGCTCCCCCTCGCTCTCGGGTTCGCCGCGCTCGCGGGGCCTGGACTCCTCGAGGTGCTCCGGGTCGCGACGTCCGGCGGTGGGGTGCAGGGCGGCGACGTGGCGTCCGCGCTCGGTCCCGCACTCCGCGCGCTCGCAGCTCCGGAGGCGTCGAGGTGGGTCCGGGAGATCCTCTCGCACGCCAGCCGCGACGGGGTCCCCCTCCGGGACGTCGGGGCGTGGGATCTCGCCCCGTGGTCGACGCCGTGGGAGCCCGTCGAGGCCGCGGTCGGCTATGCGCGCGTGCTCGGTTTTTTCACGCTTCCGGGTACGTTCTCGGCCTCGCTCGCCGGGGCGGCGACGGGGACGTCGACCTCCCCCGCGGCCTAGGGGGCGACCTCGTGGGATCGGGCCTCCTCCGGGTCGACTCGTGGGTCGTGTGGCGCGTGGTCGCGTCGACTCTCGGGATCGGCTACTCGGAGGCCGTGTCGATGCCCATCGACGAGCTCGTCCGCGCTCACGTCGTGCTAGATCTACGGGAGCACGCCGATCGACAGGCGCGCGCCCGCGCCGGTAGGGGGTGACCGTGTCCGCGACCGTCCTCGAGGAGCTCGTCATCCGGCTCGGGTTCCAGCCGTCGCCGAACGCGCGCAACGCGCTGCGCGACCTTGAGGCGGGTCTAACCGGAATCGTCGCCGCGGCCGCGGCCGCCGTGGCCGCTCTCGGAGCCCTCACGATCCAGCAGGCGCACGCGGGCGACGAGGCGGCGAAAACCGCCCGCGCGATCGGCGTCTCCGTCGAGGACTACTCCCGGATCGCCGCGGCCGCCGCCGGATCCGGGGTCAAGATCGAGGACCTCCGCGTCGCGATGGCCGCGCTCACGAGGCAGATCGCCGCGGCGGGGCAGGAAGGATCGCCGCTGGCGAAAACCTTCGACGAGCTGGGGATCTCGATCAAGGACGGCGAGGGCAACCTCCGATCCGCCGCGGACGTCCTCCCGGAGCTCGCCGACGCGCTAAACCGGACCGACCTCGGAGGCCGCAACGGAGCGATCGGGCTTCAACTCCTCGGAGAGGGTGCCGTCAAAATGGCCACCCTCCTCGAGCGGGGGTCCTCCGGTATGCGGGAGGCCGCGCGCCGCGCGGAGGATCTCGGCCTCGTCATCGGGCAGGACTTCGCCGACGACTCGGAGGACCTCGTCGCGTCGTTGCGGGAGGTCGGGGCGGTCGTCGACGGGCTCGCGCGGACGCTGACGGGTCCGCTAATCGGCGCGCTCGACGCCGTCGTCGAGGCGATCCTCGGGTGGTACGCCGCCAATCGGGACGTGATCTCGACTCAGATCGACCGGTTCGCGCGGGTGCTCGCGGCCGCGCTCGAGGGGCTGACGACGCCGCTCGGACAGGTGGTCGCGGGGTTCGGCGCGCTCGGTGCCGCGATCGCCGGGTGGCGGATCGCGGGATCGCTCTCCGCGATGGCGTCGTCGATCCCAATCCTCGGGACCGCGCTCGCGTCTCTCTCCGCGCCGCTCGCCGTGCTCGCCGCTTATGCTTGGCCGATCGCCGCCGTTGTCGCCGCGCTCTCCGCGCTCTACTTGATCGGTGAGGACCTCGTCGTCGCGTTCCACGGTGGTGAGTCGGCGATCGGTGGATTCTTCGAGGCTCTTCGACCAGGCGGGGCGGCGGAGCTGCGAGAATTCCTCGGGGCCGTCGTCGACGCCCTCGGGGCTCTCGGGGATCTCGCCGTGGCGGTCGGGGAGCGGATCGGGACCTACCTCGCCGGCGCGCTCGAGGAGCTCGAGATCGTCGTCGAGGCCGTGTGGTCGATCGCGGGGCTATTCGTCGACCTCCTCCGGTCCGGTGCGTCGGTGGTGCTCGACGTCGGGACCGCGATCGCGGGGTCGCTGATCCCCGTCCTCCGGACGCTATTCCCCGCGCTGGACCTCGCGATCTCGTTGTTCGAATCGATCTATTCGTTCCTCGGAGATCGCTTCGCTCCGGAGATCGCGGCGGTCGGGCAAATCCTCACGGACTACCTCGTCTCCCCGCTCCGGACCGTGGCGGAGGTGCTCGGGGAGATCCTAACCCTCGATCTCTCCTCGCTGACGGGTCGGCTCCGCGATCTTACCGGATGGCTCGGCGGTTCGACGGAATCCGTGCAGACCGGAACCGCGGCCGCGGAGACGGAGCAGGCCGCGCGGCTCGGAGCAGCTCGGACGGGCCTCGCCGCCGTGCAGGCCGGGGCCGTCGTCGCGTCGCAGGCCGCGGCGAGCGGAGCGCGCGCCGTCGGGGCCGTGGTCAACGGGGGCCCGGTCTCGGTCTCGATGACGGTCTCCGGGGCGACTCCGGCGGAGGTCGAGGCGATCGCCCGGAGGACCGTCGCCGGGGCCGTCGCGGACGGGTACGCCACCGTCGGAGGGGGTGTCCGGTGAGTCGACCCGTAATCACGAGGCAGGCGGATCAAGCGTCGATCGTGCTCGACGCCGTCCTCTCCGGCGACCTCTCGCACACGTGGGAGGTCACGGAGCACCCGATCGAGGGGGGCGGATCGGTGGCTGACTACTCGATCGCGCGGCCGCTCGAGGTCACGCTCGCCGCGATCCTCTCGGAGTCGCCCGGGGCGGACGTCTCGTCGACGACGGGTCCGGAGCGGATCGAGGAGGTCCGCGCGTGGCTCGTCGCGTCCGCCGGCTCCCTCGTGTCGGTCTCGATCCCGGACCGACCGACGATCTCCGACGCGTTGATCTCCTCGGTCCGGATCGGGATCCGCGCGGAGCGCGCGGTCGGGCTCGACGTCACGCTCCGGCAAGTGCAGATCGCGACCGCGACGACCGTCGAAGTCCAGCCGATCCGCGGTCGATCGGTCCCCCGTGGCGGTGGTGGCTCGTCGCGTGGATCGACGCCGACGCAGATCCGCGGCGAGCCTCCCGCGCCGTCGCCGGCCGCTGGCAACGGGTACAGCGGGACCGCCGATCGCGGGACCACCTCCACGGCACCGGCTACGCCGGAGCGGTCGCGGTCGGTCCTCGCCGCTATCTTCGGGGGTGCTTGATGCGCGAGATCCCGCTCGTCGGAACGCCGGAGCGATACCGGGTCCGCGTGACTCTCGATGGCGTCGAGCTGGTCCTCGGGCTCGAATACCGTCGCCGCGCGGCCGCGTGGTACGTGTCGACGTCGACCTCGGACGGCGATCCGATCTCCGTGTCGCGTCTCTCCCCCGGGGCGGTCGTGTGGCCCGACCTCACCGATCCGCGGCTCCCCGGCGGCGCGCTCGTCGCGACCGGGCCGGATCCGTATCGCGCGGAGCAGCTCGGGACCGACGTCCTACTCGCTTACGTCGACGCGGCGGAGCTCGAGGCGGTCTCCGGTGGCTGACCTCTACGGCCGGAGGACGGCGATCGAGATCGGAGACCCGGGGTCGGTCGGTCGACGGTTCGACGGCCTCCGGATCACGTTCTCGATCCGGCGCAGCTCGACGGCGAGCCCGGATGCCGCGGAGGTCTCGATCTACAATCCCGGGGCGGAGACTGTCGCCGCGCTCGAGTCCCCCCGGGCGGTGGTCCGCGTGATCGCCGGGTACGACGCGCCCGCGGTGGTCCTCTCCGGCCGGATCGTGCTCGGATCCCTCCGCGTCGAGCGCGACGGGCCGTCGCGGGTGGCACGGCTGCAAGTGCAGGACGGCGGGGTCGACCTCCGACAGACGCGCCTATCGCGCGCGTGGGGCGGCACCGTGTACGGGTCGGAGATCCTCGACTACGTCCTCGAGGCGTCCGGGCTCGCCCGCGGGACGATCCGCCTCCCGGTGGATCCGACCTACGCCCGCGGGACGGTCACGGTCGGCGCGCTCCGCGATACGGTCGCCGTCGTCGCCCGTGACGCCGGCGCGTCGTGGGCGGTGCAGGATGGCGCGCTCCACGTGTGGCCCTCGACAGAGGAGCGCAACCGGACCGCGATCCTGCTCTCCCCGTCGACGGGGCTGATTGGCTCCCCGGTCCTCTCCGACGACGGGCACGTCGAGGTCGTCTCGCTCCTCCGACCGACCCTCCGCCCGGGGGACGTGTACGCCGTCCGCGCGGAGCTGCACTCCGGCGAATACGTCGCCGTCGATGTCGAGCACCGCGGCGATTCACACGGATCGGACTACTACACGACGATCACCGGGAGGCGGAGGGGATGACGACGAGGACGCCGACCCTAGCCGACGCGCTCACCCGCGCCGCGGAGCTCGCCGCGGGTGGCGTGCTCGTGTCCCGCGTGGCGCGCGTCGACTCCTACGACCGGACCGATCAGACCATCACAGCGACGCCGGTCGTCGCCGACCTCGTCGACCTCGAGGACGGAGGCCGGGAGGCCCTCGAGCTCCCGACGATCTCCGGGATCCCGGTCGTGTGGCCCGCCGGTGGTGGGGTCTCGATCACATGGGATCTTGCGCCCGGGGATCTCGTGCTCCTCCTCGGTCGCGATCGGTCCCACGACGAGGTCGACGCCGGCCGCACCTCTCCGCCGGTGGTCCCGTCGAGCTCGCGCCGGTTTTCGTGGAGCGATGTCGTCGCCCTCCCCGGCTACCGATCGCCCGCGGATCCTCTCCCCGCGGGGGCGGTCTCCGGTTCGGCGGTGGTCGTCTCGCTCCCCGCCGGTGCGGAGCTCCGCGTCGGTGGCGCGGCCGCGGCGCAGCCTCTCGCCCTCGGGTCCGTCGTCGACTCGATCGTGTCCGCGATCGTGACGAGCTACAACTCCCATACCCATCCCGTGATCGGCGCGGCAACCGGGACACCGGTCGCGCCGATCGCGGCGCAACCCTCGACGGAGTCCGCGCGGCTCCTCTCGGACGGATGATGCCGGCCGCTACCCTCGACGGAGGATCCCTCCGCCTCCCCGCCGTGATCCTCTCCGGCGTCGACCTCGTCGCACAGACGATCCGGATCCGGTGCCACACGCTCCCCGGCGAGATCCTCTCCGACGCGACCGTCGGGCTACCGTGGCGCGCGTGGCTCTCCGATCGCCGGACGTCCGCGGACGTCGTCGCCGCGCGGCTCCGCGCGCTCCTCGAGCAGGTCCCCGGCGTGACGTCGATCGAGTCGGTCTCCGCGTCGAGGTCCGCGCTCGGGATCACCGCGTCCGCGCGGGTGACCGTGCAGGCGGACGGCGAGGCGGGCGACCTAGAGATCACCTCGGATCCGTGGCTGACGGCCGGGGCTCCGGCGTGGTACGTTATCGCCGGGGCGGTCCGATCCGGACCGATCGGGGGCTGACGTGGGATCGCTGACCTCGGCAGGATGGACGGTCGACACAGCGGCAACTTGGGCCGGGTTCGTCCGCGACGCGATCGACGGCGCGCTCGGGACGCCGCTGGACTACGTCGCGGGCACGTGGGAGGGCGCGATCACGGAGGCCGCCGGAGTGCTCGCGCAACGGGTCGACGAGGGGATCGGGACGATCCTCGACTCCGTCGACCCTCGCACGGCTCGCGGAGTGCAGCTCGACAGAATCGGAGCGGGGCGAGGGATCGACCGTCGACCGGGCTCCGGCTCGCGCGCGCTCGTCGAGCTGACGATTACCGCCGCCGTGTCGCCGCTGACGATCGCCGCCGGCGCGCTGGTCGGCCGAGATCCGTCGGGCCGCACGTGGATCCTCGTCGAGGCCGCGACGCTGACCTATGGCGCGCCGGTCGACGTCGGGATCTTCGAGTGCGCCGAGATCGGGCCGGTCGACCTCGGAGCGTCGCCCGTGATCCTCGAGATCCGGACGCCGATCGCGGGGCTGACGCTCGCGCAATATGACCCGGGACCGGGGTCGATCCGCCTCGGTCTCGCCCGGGAGACGGACGCCGAATATCGCGCCCGCATCCTCTCCGCGGAGGGGCTCGGTCGCACCGACGGCCGGATCCGAGACGCTATCCTCGCCCTACCGTGGATCGAGGCCGTGTCGATGGTCCGCGTGTCGCCCGGGACAGTCGCGATCACGATCTACCCGGCGACGTCGGGGGCCGATCAAGAGGCGGAGCTCGCCGCGACGATCCTCGGATCGGTCGCGTTCGGGATCGCGACGGCCGGGACTCAGTCGGAGGTCGTCGACCTCCCCGACGGGTCGACGGACACGATCCGATGGTCGGTCGGGACCGATCTCCCGGTCGCGATCGTCGCGACGCTGGACCTCGCCGCCGGCTACGCCCTCGCCGACGTCACGCCGGCGGTGGTCGCCGCGATCGAGTCGGTCCTCGCCGGCCTCGACGTGGGGTCGCCGCTCCGTGTCCTCGCCCTCCTCCGGGAGATCGGCGGGGTGGTCGGGGTCGACGGGGCGACGATCACGCTCGACGGGTCCTCCGCTGACGTGATCCCGCTCTCGACGGAGCTCGTCGTCTCCGGCGGGATCTCGGTGACGACGTGACCGCGACGCCGTCTCCCCCATACCCTCCGACGTGGGATCCTACGTCGACGGTCCGGGAGCTCCTCCCCGGCTCGCTCTCCGGCGACTCCATCACCGTGGGCGAGGCGTGGCTCCGGCCGCTCTCGGTCCTCGATCGGGAGCTCGACGGCCTGGCGATCGGT